GCGTGAACCCGCCACGCTTGGGTGCAGGCCACATTCCGTGCAGCATGACCGTTTCGACAACCTGCTCAAGCGCAAGCTCGTAGTCCCGCTTGCTGGGTTCTGCCAGTACATCCTCATCTCCGTGTGCCTCATTTTCGTAGCTCATGCTGCCACCTTGCAAAAATTCTCTGCATCTTTGCGATTTAAAAAATAAGCTATTGCGTTGCCACTTGCGGTGCGAACTAAAAAACAAAACTTTGGGCGGTTGTCCCATGTAATGATAAATTTCATTTTTATCTCCTAGTATTTGCCAGAGTCGCTCTAGCTGCGTATTCCTAAACCCCCGTTTGGCAGGGGCAGAGGAATCAGGCAATTGAAAATCCTGCGCGTTTTATTTCTCCAACGTAGTGCGGTAGATGCGACTTTTTGACATTGATTGAGGTGCAGCATTCTCCAAACCTGCGCTGAAATTCTTTTATGCCTTTTTCACTTGCCGGTTCAATCGTGAACTCGGTTGCGGAAAATTCTGCGTGGATGATTAGGAAGTCTTGCATTTTGTTTCTCCGGTTGTTTGGTTGCGATGTAAGGATCATAAAGCAACTAAAATTGCTTTGCAAGCGATATTGCAAAATATATTTACACAAGGTATATTGCATCCATCAAAACCACAGGAATGACAATGAACACAGATGACGCGGTGCAACATTTCGGAGGGCGCAGGCAGCTTGCCGAGGCTCTGGGGATCAGTCGGCAAGCGGTCGAGCAATGGGGCAAGGTCGTGGCGCAGGGCGTTGCGTGGCGGCTGCAGGTGATGACTGGGGGCAAGCTGGTGGTGGACGAGGCCAAGTACAAACGGAGGAAGAAGTGAATGAGTTGGCTCTTTTCGCGGGTGCTGGTGGAGGAATTCTCGGAGGTCATCTCCTCGGATGGCAAACCGTCTGCGCTGTTGAGTGGGAACCCTATCCCGCAAGCGTTTTGTGCGCCAGACAAAATGACGGAATTCTCGCGCCTTTCCCGATTTGGGATGACGTTTGCACCTTTGACGGAAAACCGTGGGCAGGAATTGTTGATGTCGTATCTGGCGGGTTTCCATGCCAAGACATCAGTTCCGCGGGGGGGGGGGCAGGAATTACCGGCACCAGATCAGGATTGTGGAAAGAGATGGCAAGGATTATTGGGGAGGTACGACCCCGCTACGCATTCATTGAAAACAGCCCAATGCTCACTCTTCGGGGACTTGATACCGTCCTCTGTGACCTTGCCGCGATGGGGTTCAATGCAAACTGGGGAGTTGTATCAGCGGCAGACGTTGGTGCGCCACATCTCAGAGAGCGAATCTGGATTGTGGCCCACAGTAACAGCAACGGCGAATCAGTTAGCCCCATCAATGCAAAGCAGGTATGCAAACCCTATATGGCCCACGCCAACGGCGCACAATGCCAAGGAAACCAATGCTCCGAGCGAGGCATTGAGAAACGAACCGACATTAGCAAGCCGAGTTGGTGGGCATCTGAACCCAACGTGGGTCGAGTGGCTAATGGGGTGGCCGCTAGGATGGACAGACTTAAAGCCATTGGAAACGGGCAAGTTTCAAGAGTGGCAGCAACAGCATTCCAACTTTTAAAAGAGGGTTTATGACCCGCTCCGAGTACCTGTTAACGTCAATCAGCACCGCCAGGCGCGGCTCTGACCTGCCGCAATCGAAACTCAATCCCGAGATCGTGCGCGAGATCCGCACAAACCGGCTCGGCATGACCGCAAAAGCGCAGGCGGCGAAATATGGCGTTCACTACCGCACGATTGAGAAAGTGCGGCATTTTGCATCGTGGAGGCACGTTTGATTGCGTTGCTTGATACAAGCCACGACCTTGAAGATTGCCGGTCGCAAATTAACGGTGAAGTGGGACAATTGTTGACTCCCCTTACAAGGTATTGCTTGCGTCATCCTGATTTGCCTTGGGCCATAGACAATGGCGCATTCAGCCATTTTGAGGAAAAGTCGTTTATGGCATTGTTGGCGCGGGAATACCACCATCGGCAAAACGCAAAATTTGTATGCGCTCCCGACGTTGTGGGATCAAGTGCAAGAACGCTTGAGGTATTTGAACTATGGAAACCTCGTTTGGCAGGCTGGCCTATTGCGCTGGTCTGCCAGGATGGTCAGGAATTCATGCCAATACCGTGGAATGATATTACGGCGGTTTTTATAGGTGGGTCAACAAACTGGAAATGCTCAATTCATGTAGAGCAAATTATTAGGACCGCTAAAGATTATTTTGGGAAGTGGGTTCACGTTGGGAGGGTCAATGATCCTGCAAGGTTTGCTCATTTTGAATCGTTGGGAGTTGATTCAATAGACGGGTCAGGTTTAGCAAGATACACGCACATGCGGCAAGCAATTGCAGGTCGCGCTAATCAGGAGAAACTCTTTGCATAATAAATATGAAATTGAAGTTTGCGCTCAATGTCCTGTAAATCCTTCTGATACAGACATTTACGCATTTACCATTGAATCGCAAGCGTTAATTGAGGTCGAGAAAATTGTCAAATTCTTTGCCGATAATGCTGCTGCTAACAAAGTATTTCAAGAATTTCTCACGCAACAATGCGCGGTAACACTCGGCGCAAAAGTAACAAGTGTTGGAACTCATTCTGGCGTTAAAGTGACTTGTTGTGCGCCGTAATGTAAAAAACTGGGCGAAAAGATTACGCCCAACTATTTGCAGCAACCTGAAATAATTGCTTTGCAAATCCATAAAAAGTAGCGCATATTTCTTTTTGGCCCTGATAAGCCAACCGGAGACTTACATGAGTTCTGTCAATCCAGCCCTACCAAAAGAGCCTTGTGGCGCACATCCCCTTGCGCCTGCTCCGGCAATTATCAGCTTTTGTGATTTTGGGCTGGACTGAGAGAACTTATGTACTGGTATCCGTTCAACATTGCCGATTACAAGGCATCAACCGCGCACCTTTCCAACGAAGAGGACATTGCTTTTCGTCGATTATTGGACATGTATTACGACACGGAGCTGCCCATTCCTTTGGACACCGTGTGGTTGTCCAGGCGCATTAGGGCATCCATAGAAGCCATTGAATCCGTTTTGAGCGACATGTTTGAACGTCAAGAAGATGGGTTTCACCATAAGCGTTGCGATGCTGAAATCGTTAAATATCAAGCATTTGCAGAAAGTGGCAAGCGTGGGGCGGCTATAAGGTGGGGAAAGGGAGGTGATGGGGGGGCTATAGGCAGCCCATCAAACCCTAATGCTAACAACAACCACAATAACAACAACAACAAGAATAACAATACAACTACAAAAGAGAGTAGTTCGCCTAAAGGCTCCCGCCTCTCAATTGAAATTCTGCCAGAAGACTGGTTTAACTTCTGCAAAGCAGAAAGGCCGGAACTAGACCCCGAGCGCACATTTCAGCAATTCAGAGATTATTGGATTGCGGTTGCTGGAAATAAAGGTTTAAAGACGAATTGGCAGTCAACGTGGAGAAATTGGGTTCGTACGCAAAAAATTCCAACAGGAGGAAATGCAAATGGAAAACATGCCGCAATTGCAGAAAATAACCGACGACTCAACGAACTCATCCAGCAGGAACTGGCCGGAAACGTGGCTCAAGGAGGTTTGGGTACGCGCATTGCACAAACGCCTTGGGACGATCTACCAAAATAAATTCACCGTCTTTTTTGTTGAAAGCGGGGCGATTAACGAGTGGTGCGAGGTCTGGGGAGAGCAATTGTCTGGAATCACGCCGGAGCAAATCAAATACGCTTTGGGCAGGATGCAAAAAGAGATGGTCTGGCCTCCCAACGCCGTGGAATTCTGGCAGCTCTGCAAAGCAGGGAAGGGGCCGGAGCCTTTTCCGCAATTGTCACCGCCGAAACCCCTGAGCGATGTGGGCCAGGCGGCGATGGAGAAGATTCGCGAGATGCTTAAGCAGAAACCGGCTAACAAAAACTGGGCGTACAAAATCCTCGAGCGGGAAAAGGACGGGGAGTGTTTGGCGGCAATAGCGGTTAAATGGGCGCAGGAGGTGGTCGATGCAGACATGGGAAGAAAGGCTGGCTCTACGTCTGCCAGCGAAAATGAGCCGACAGCAAAGGAGACTTCTCATGCCTGAATGCGCTTTAATTGTGGACGAATGGATGGCTGAGTTTGACTTGAAATCCGTGGATGCGACCGAGAAAGCATCAGGATTTACTTATCATTGGGAGAAGAAATGACTGTGCGATTGGCGTTTGAAACTCCCCAAGATTTGGAAAAAGAACTTTCCGTCGCAAAAAAGTTAGAACAATCGTTTCAATGCAAAACGGAAAAAAACCCAAAAAATTACTTTATAGATTTTTCTTGTTTTAGAAACGAAAAACTGGTTGCTTGGCTTGAGTGCCGTTGCCGAAACAACACTAGCTATAAATATCCTGATTATTTGTTATCGGCGGCAAAAGTGGTTCACGGTTTGCAATTTTCCGCTTTAGCAAAAGTTCCATTTATTTTTGCTGTGGAATTCACAGATGGTATTTTTTGGCATTCCTTTAAACCGATTCAATATGAAATTCGTTACATGCGCCGGTCACAAAATGGTCAAAAATGGAGAAATGACCCGCAAGATAATGAACCTTGCGTAGTTCTAAATCCCAATATGCTGAAAAGGTTAAACAAATGAATTGTCCTGTTTGCGAAGAACGCCGTAACAACGGGCAAAATGCGGTTATGTGGCCCATTCTGCAAGCCTGGGCAGCGCAAAAACAATGGTCAGTCAACGGCTCGATGTGTTATTTGACCGCCGACGAATGGAAGGATGTCCTGACTTGTGCCTTTGAGGGCGAAACCAGCCCCAGAATCGCTTCAGGGCTTGATGGCGGCATCGTAATGCTCGGCAGGCGCACAAGTCGCTACGGCAAAAAACGCTTCTCAGAATGGCTGGATTGGCTCCACGCGGCATCCCACCACGCCGACATCCGACTTCCTGCTTTGCATGACGAATGATGAAAAGGCATTCCACGCCGCGGTGCGGGATTTGGGTTGCATCGTCTGCCGGCAGGTGGGGGCCCAGACCCCTGCCGAGATCCACCACATCCTGCAAGGTGGCAGGCGCAAGGGCGAGAGTTTCGTGCTTGGGCTATGTGCGCTCCACCACCGCGGCGGTGCGAACTGCGACGAGTACACAAGCCGACACCCATGGCGAAAAGCATTTGAAGCCCGTTACGGCACAGAATACGACCTTTTAGCCTTGCAAATCAAATATCTGGAGGATTGATGCGCCGAAACGCTAAGGTGGATGCCAACCATTCCGAAATAGTTGCGGCTTTTAGAAAGCTCGGAGCCTCAGTCCTAAGCCTTGCGATGCTTGGCAAAGGAGTGCCGGATCTGCTGGTGGCTTGGTGCGGCGTAACCATGCTTGTGGAGGTCAAAGCCCCAAAAGGCAAGGAAACCGAGGACCAGCTCCGGTTTTTTGAAGGCTGGCAGGGGCAGATATTTATCGTGCGGGATGTTGAGGGAGTGCTGACAGTCGTTCGATTGCTCAAGGAACAGGCGTTACTATTATCGGTGAAGGGTTCCACAACGTAGGCATGGCTGCGGAGCTTGAATGCGCGAAAGCGTTAAACTTCCCCCCTTCTCATCAATGGTAACTGGGAACAATTCAAGCACCATGCAACTTGACGCGCACAATAATCAGGGATAATCTGTAAAAATTCACCTTTTGGGCGAAATTATGGCAAAAGCCTACAACGCAGACGCGGCGACTTTTGTTTCCGTTCTGTTCCATTCGGGAACCAATGCCCATTTCATGCATCTGCAAACCTCATCGTTTTCGGTGCATTCCGCGCTCAATGACTATTACCATCAGATCATTGACCTTGCCGACGCATGGGCCGAGGCGTATCAGGGTTGTTACGAAGTCATCCGCGACTATCCCAATACTTTTCACACCGACACCGATCCCGTTAAGTATTTGATTAAGATCAAAGACTTCGTAAAGGATTACCGCGCACATTTGCCTGAAGAAACACAGTTGCAGAATCTGGTGGATGAGATTGCCGCGCTAGTGGACTCAACCCTCTACAAACTGAGGTTCCTAAAATAATGCCCAGCAAATCACCCGCTCAAGCTCGCATGATGGCAGGCGCAGCCCATGACCCCAAGTTTGCCAAGAAGGTCGGCGTGCCGGTTAAGGTTGCCAAGGAATACAACCAAGCCGACAAGGGCAAGAGGCTGGCTGAGGCCATGAAGCGGATGCCCAATACCAAAGACGATACCTAAGTGCCTACTAACAAAGGACAATTTAAAAAAGGTGACAAAAGGCCAGGTGCTGGCAGGCCGAAAGGTTTGGCTAATAAGACCACCATTCAGGCTCGGGAAGCTATTGCTAGGTTCGTTGATGGCAATGCTGAACGGCTACAGGGATGGTTAGACGAGATTGCCGCAGATCAAGGCCCAGTTGCCGCTTTCAAGTGTTTTTCTGACCTCCTTGAATACCACGTTCCCAAACTGGCAAGAACTGAGGTCACAGGTGCTGACGGTGGTCCCCAAGAGATGATCTGCCGATGGGCCGACGAGAAATAATCCTCCCCTATGCGCCGAGAAAAGCGTTTTCCCCATTCCACAACCGGACACACCGATGGGCATGTCTCGTGGCGCATCGACGCGCAGGGAAGACCGTGGCGGCAATCAACGACATCATCCGAGCCGCGTTTATGTCCCGCGACCCAATGCCTTTATACGGCTTCGTTGCGCCGTTTAGAAGTCAGGCTAAGTCGGTGGTTTGGGAATATCTCAAGTTCTATAGTCAGCCGATTGCGGCTGATAGTAATGAGTCGGAACTGACCGTGACGCTGCTCAACGGGTCAAAAATCAGGCTGTTCGGCGCGGATAACGCCGACGCCATCCGAGGACTCGGGTTCTCAGGCATTTACATGGACGAATTTGGGGACTTCAAACCGAGCGTCTGGGGTAACGTCATCCGTCCTGCATTGTCTGACCGGCAGGGATGGGCGGTCTTTGGTGGCACTCCCAAAGGCAAAAACCAGTTCTGGGACATCCGGCAAACCGCTGCCAAGCTCAAGGACGAGTGGTTCCTGCTAGAACTCCCTGCCAGCAAGTCTGGCCTGCTGCCGGATGGCGAGCTTGCCGCAGCTCGGGCGCAACTGAGCAAAGACCAATACGACCAGGAATATGAGTGCAGTTTTGAGGCGGCAATCCTTGGGGCGTTCTACGGCGAGGACTTGCGCGAGGCTACGGACGAGGGCCGGATCTGTCAGGTGGACTACCAGCCAGAGGTTCCGGTCCATACCGCTTGGGATTTGGGATATCGAGATGACACCGCGATCTGGTGGTATCAGGTCATTCGGAACGAGATCCACGTTCTGGACTATTACGCGGTCAGCGGGGCAAACATTGACGAATTGGGGGCGGTTATCAAAGCCAAACCCTACAAATATGGAAAGCACTACCTTCCGCACGATGCCCGAGCCAAGACTCTAGCTTCTGGCGGCAAGTCGGTTATCGAGCAAATGGCAGAGCATCTGGGCATCGCAAACATGGCAATCGTGCCGGATCTGAGCGTTCAGGACGGTATTCAAGCGGTGCGCCAGATGCTCCCACAAACATGGTTTGACGAGGAGCGGTGCTTTGATGGACTTGAGGCTCTGAGGCAGTACCAGCGGGAATATGACGAGGATAAAAAAGCTTTCCGGCAGACCCCAAGACACGACTGGACTTCACACCCAGCCGATGCCATGCGGATGCTGGCTATTGCGTGGCGCATTGAACCTAAGGTCAAGCCACCGGATGTTATCAAGCCTCTGATGGTTGGCCCAGAGAACACAGTAACGTTGAACGATATGTGGGCGACCCACAAAACAATCAGGAGTCAGAGATTATGAGCGGCGTTGCACAACCCTATAAATACCAGTACGAAACCGTTGCAGCATCACAAACCGCGCAAGTTTTGGGCGGCACAGGCGCAATCGGTGATTACGTCCACCGGCTGATTATCTCGGTGGTGACCGTGGCAACTGCTGGAGTGACGCTGATCGACGGATCAACGTCTATCGTCCTGTTGACCGGCGCAGCCACCAACGTGCCTGGGGTGTATTCGGTCGAGGTCAATGCGGTATCAAATACGGGTGCTTGGAAAATCACTACGGGCGCGGGTGCGACCGTCATGGCAGTCGGGATATTCTCCGCATAATGGCAGCCGCTTGGACGCGCAAGGAGGGCAAGAACCCTGAAGGCGGGTTAAACGCCAAGGGCCGAGCCTCCTACAAGGCCGAAACCGGCGGTGAACTCAAGCCTCCCGTGAAGGCTGGCGACAATCCCCGCCGCGCCTCGTTCCTTGCTCGCATGGGCAATATGCCTGGACCAATGGAAAAAGATGGGAAACCCACCCGTCTGGCATTGGCACTCAGGGCATGGGGCGCATCCAGCAAGGCCGAGGCTAAGAGCAAAGCCGCAGCAATCAGCGAAAGAAACAAATAAATGGAACCAACCAGCACCGGCGTTCAAAAGTGGCTCCACGCAGTTGCTGCTTACGATGGCGACTTTAAAAAGTGGGAGCAGCGCACCCAGAAGATCATTAAGCGTTATCGGGATGACAACAGAAGTCAGGCAACCAGCGAAACCGCAAAGTTCAACATTCTCTGGTCAAACGTCCAGACCTTAATTCCCGCTGTTTATGCCCGACTCCCGAAAGCCGACGTTTCCCGCAGGTTTGGCGACAATGACCAAGTTGGGCGGGTGGCTTCGCAACTGATTGAGCGAGCCTTAGACTTTGAGATTGAGCATTACCCCGACTTTCGCTCAACCATGAAATATTGCGTTGAGGACAGGTTTCTGGGCGGCAGGGGCGTTGCGTGGGTTCGGTATGAGCCACACGTTCGGGCGCAGGACATCCCCGAGGACGGGGTTCAGGTGACAGAGGACGTTGACGAGCCGGAAGAGGGGATGCAGACCGATGCTACTGCCGGTGAAGTTGAACCGATGGAGGAGATTGAGTACGAATGCGCTCCTACTGACTACGTTCATTGGAAAGACTTTGGACATTCACTAGCAAGAACATGGGAGGAGGTGACCTGCGTCTGGAGGTGGGTGTATATGACCCGCGAAGCCTTGATCGAGCGTTTTGGCGATGAAATGGGCAAGAAAATCCCATTTGACGCTGGCCCTGACACGCTGAAGACCTACGGACAATCCACCAAAGAGCACACGCGAGCCAAGATTTGCGAGCTTTGGGATAAGGAGTCTGGAAAAGTCTACTGGTTTAGCAAGTCTATGCCGGAGCTGATCGACGAACGCGATGATCCTCTGGAATTGCAGGGATTCTTCCCATGCGCCAGACCTTTATACTCAACGATGACGAGCGACACGCTTGTGCCGGTCCCCGACTTCGTTCTCTATCAAGATCAAGCAGTAGAGTTAGACATTCTCTCAGACCGCATTGATGGGCTGGTGAAGGCTTTGCGGGTGCGAGGAGTTTATGACGCAAGCCAGCCTGCCCTGCAACGGCTGATGACCGAGGGCGAGAACAACGCTCTTATTCCTGTTGATAAGTGGATGGCGTTTGGTGAGAAAGGCGGTCTTAAAGGCAGTATTGACCTTCTGCCGTTGGATACCTTGGCTGATGCTTTGCTGCAATGCTATCGGGCGAGGACGGAGATCAAGAACCAGATTTACGAGATTACCGGACTGTCTGACATTATTCGCGGCTCCACTATGGCTTCCGAAACCGCAACTGCCCAGCAGATCAAAGGTCAATATGCCAGCCTGCGACTGAGGGCGATGCAGGAAGACGTTGCGATGTTTGCAACTGAACTGCTTAGGCTGAAGACCGAGGTTATTTGCAGCAAGTTCCAACCGCAAACCATACTAATGTATGCCGCAGCGCAGCAGATGCAACCGGCTGACCA